CCGGGGCCATGGCCTGGCTGCGATAGTCCATGGCGCCGGCGAAGCGGTGGATGCCGAGCGTGCCGAGCAGCACGGCGGCGATCGTCGGCAGGAACAGCGGCGCCAGCGTCGCAGAGCGGGCGGCGAGCTGCTCGTCGCCGAACAGGCCGCCGCCGAGCAGCAGGAAGAAGGCGGCGCCGGAGCCGGCGAAGCCCATTTTCAGGGCGCGGCGGGTGAAGCCGTAGGTGGGACGTTTCAGGGTGCGGGCCATGGCGTCACCGGATCGGCTGGGTGGCCTGCCAGTGCATGCCGTCGTGGCGGCGCTGGTCGGCCATGGAGCCGTTGCCGTTCCAGTCGCCGCCCCAGGTCCAGCCCTCGGCGGCGAAGGCGGCCAGCACCTCCGGACAGGTGGCAAAGTGCGGCGTCGGGTCGCCGAGGCCGTTGCGCGGCGCGTCGAAGTCCACAGCGCAGCCGAAGGCGTGCATCGACAGGGTCGAGAGCCCGCGCATGACGCGGTAGTTGAACGAGCCGGAGAAGACCGACATGCCCCAGTCGTCGATCACCGCCTGGTCGCGGCCGGAGCGCTCCCAGATGTCGGCGAGCACCCGGGCGAGGCTCTCGGCACAGTGACGGTGGATGGTGATCCTGGTGATGCGGATCTCGCCCATGGCCATGGCGAAGGGCGGCGGCACCGTCACCAGATTGGCGCGCCGCCAGGCGTCGGAGACCACCCCGCCGCCGGGCCCGCGCGGGTCACCATAGACGGAGCGATAGGCAAGCACGTCGGACTGCTTCGGCCATGCGTTCATGGCGGCCTCCCTGGGGCTGGTCGGAATCGGTGTTGGCGTGGATGACGGCCGCCGCCGCCAGCGCGGCGAAGGCGAGGCCGGCGAAGACGACGAGCGCCATCGGCCCGGTCTCGGTGACCAGGGCTTCGGAGATGTTCGGGGCGGTCATGGGGGGGGGCTATCCGATCAGCCGTCGAAGCGGCCGGTGAGGATCAGGATGTAGAGGGGCGCGGCGGCGATGAGTGCCAGCGCCAGGGCGGCATCACGCCGGCCAGCCTGCGTTGATGTCGATCGCCAGCACTGCGTCCATGTCATCTGCCTCGGTCACCTGATCCTTCAAGGACCAACTGTGGGCGAGGATCTCGCCGAGGTGGGCTTGCATCCCGAGCATGGCGGCAAGCGCCTCTGAAGCCGTTACGGGCACGTTGGTGTTGTCTGCTGTGCGAATTGCCCCGCAAGAGGATGCGCCGCCGCCCTGCGCCACCATGATTGACGCGACCTGCGCAAGGGCAAGCCAGAATGGTTGATCGCTCTCGCGTGTCTGGAGAAGCTTGACGCCGTAGGCCCCTCCAAAATCGTGCGGGTAGCCTGCGGTGTGCTTGGTCAGCCAGATCGTGTCGATCTCTTCCTTGACGCTCTCTCGCGTCGGTGGCGGCGCTGAGAACGGGGCAATCTCAACACCGCCGGCATCCAGTTCCGCTCTGTCGGCATTCGCCATGTCGTCGGGCACATAGAAGACCCGGCCATCCCGCGTCACTTCGATGATGTCGGGAGAAGAAAAACGTGCGGTGGTCGTCATGGTCAAAGCTCCACACTCGCGACCCAGTTACCCTGGACGATGTAGGCGCGGCCTTGGGTGGCGCCCGTGACTGTGAGGTTCACCGACATGCCGTTGACCGTCAGCGTCCCTGACAGGGCCGTGACGCTGCTGTCCTGGTATGCGGCGCCGTCGTACCACTGCCAATGCGTGTCCGTGCCGCCAGCCTGGTTCGACTTGAAAAAGGTGACGCTCGGGTTCGCCCGCATCTGCACGGGGAAAAGGATGCTGGCGACGCCGACGCCAACTGTCGTCCAGGCAAATCCCGCGTACCAGTTCGACCCTATGCCTTCGGCGGGGGCCTGCGAAAGCGTGAAGCTCTTGCAATAGTACCGCTGACAGAGGTGCAATTCGGTCGTGATGGGCCGGACCTCGCGCGGGGCTGCAACCGATCCTTGTTCGAGCTGCAAGGCATAGTCCATGGTGACGTTCTGGGCGACAGTGCCTTCGGTCCAGATCAGCACGATCAGGTTGTTCATGGACGAGCCGAGCGTGCCGGTCAGTGCCGTCAGGTCGGTCAGGGTGTTCGCGGAAAGGGCCAGCGATCCGACCGCCGTCACTGTAAGGTTCGATGCGAGGAAGAAGTTGCCGGCGGTGTAGGTGCTGCTCGTCCAGTCGTTGACGACGTCGGAGGTCACGCTGTCGGCAGTGCTAGTCCATTCGAGGATGGCATACCGCAGGGTCGCTGCGGCCGAGCAGCGCACCCGGCCGGAGAGGGTCACCGGCTCGCCGCGCAGGTGCTTGCAGTTGACGCTCTCGACAATCTGCGAGATGCCCATGCGCTGGGCGGTCGCCTGGCTCTGCGTCATGCGCATCATCGACGGCAGGCCGTTCTCGACGTCGGAAAGCGCCGACACGGCGACGGCCCCGGTCTGTGTCAGCACGTTCCATCGGTCGTGCCCGTAGGTGTCGTCGGCGTTGGATGATGCCAGTCGCTGGTTGATCCGCCCCATGGGATTAATCAGCAGATTGCGGAAGCCGCCGAGCGGGCCGCCATTGAGCGAGGTCAGGCTCACGTCGCCGGTGAAGGTCGCACCGGCAAGGGCAGCGAAGGCATCGGCGCCAGCCGCAACCCAGGCCGAGCCGGTATATTGCAGCCTGGTTGCGGCGCCATCCACTGTCACCGTCATGCCCGCGATCGGCGCGGTGAAGATATAGCGCGTGTTCGCCGCGTCGTACTGCGCGATATAGCCCTCCTTGCCGGCGAAGGCGCCGGTGGCGGTCGCGATGACGAGGTGGCGGTCCCCGTCCGCCGGCGACCCCGGCGGGGCGGTTGCCTGGCTGATCACCGGAATCGAGCGGTTGTCCTCGGAAGCGGCCAGGAGCTTCGCATAGACCTCGCGCGTCACCTCGGCATTCGCAGCGAGCGAGGTGCGCAGCCGCGAGACCGGCGCAACGTCGAACTGCACCGTGCCGGAGGTCGGGGCGTTCCGCAGCAGGGTCAGTGAGCCCGCGGCAACGACATCGATCGCCAGCTCCATTCCGTTCGGATCAACCGCACGGTCTCCGCGCTCCACGCCCTCGAGGATCGGGTTGGTGCCGGTCACGGTGACGGTCTTCGACCCCCCCGTGAAGGTCAGGGTCGCAGCCGCATTGGTGATGTAGGCGACGTCGGACATGGGTCAGGGTTCCTCGCCGGGTGGCGGAAGGGGAAGAAGAGGTCGAGGGTCAGGCGGTCACGATCTCGGCCGGGTCGGCCATGCGGCCGAAGGCGTAGAAGGTCTCGGGATCGCCGAGCGTGTGGGTGGCCGAGATGCGCCAGAGCGCGCTCGACCACGGCAGCGCGACCGGCTTCCCCGTCTCCTCCGCGTCCCGGAGGCGCGCGATAAGCGCCGCGTGGCGACCGGGGTCCGTCGACATGAAAACGAGGTCGTCTTCCTCGCCGATGCCGCCGCGCAAGAGGCTCGAAGCATCGCGGCGGATGAGCAGCTTCTCGATGTCCACGCCTCACCTCTTCGGCAGCAGGATGGTGATGTTCGAGGAGATCTTCAGCGGCATGCCGTTGCCGGCGCCGTCGCCGCCCGGCTGCATGCCATTGGCCGTCGTCGGGCCCCAGCGGCGCGTGAGGTAGACGTTGTAGGTGCCGGCCTTGGCCTGGAAGATGTCGACGAGCACCGACTGCTGCATGCCGAAGCCGTAGATGACGATACCGCCTGTCGGCGAATAGCCGGAGTAGTTGGGGCAGAGGCCCTCGCGGCTGACGGAGACGTTGCCGGCGCCGTCGTCGAGCTCCAGCCGGTAGGCGACGACCATGGGATTGTAGGAGCCGCCGTTCCAGCCGTTGCTGGTGTTTCGCGCGGTGATGTCCATGAGCACCGCCACCGGGCAGTAGTCGTCGTCGGTAGCGCCGTCGCCGATCGAGCCGGGGTTCTCCGGGACCGTGAGCGTGCCGAGCGAGGAGAAGCGCAGATAGGTGTTGCCGATGCCGCCCGCGGCGTTGCCGGTGCCGACGTTCTCGTGCGAGCCGGGTTCGGCCCGCGCGAACTCGAAGAACTCCGAGAAGTCGCCGGACTTGAAGCGATCGAAGAGCACCGTGCGCGTCGTCGCATCGAAGACCGCGAAGGGCACGCCCGTCGCATCGAGCCATTCGCTGCGGTCGGCCGTGAACAGGATCTTGCTGCGGACCGTTCCGCCGTCGTCATAGATGGCGATGCGCTGGCCCGTCGCCTTGTAGGTTCCGTCATCGCCGGTGATCGAGGCCTCGACCTCGAAATAGGCGAGGTAGGAATGCGGCCCCGCCACCGCGCCGAGCCGCATCTTCACGCCCGCGCTGCCGGCTCCGAAGACGGCCTCCATCACCTGCTCGGCGAGGGCGAGCGACTGCGCCTCCGTGATCTTCGTGGTCTCCAGCGTGCCGATCGATGCAGTATTGGCACCGATGGCGCTCTCGGCGCTCTCCATCCGCACCGTCAGCGCGGCATCGGCGCCGGCGAGCGCGATCTGCACGTCCGACAGTTCGGCTCGCGCCGAGCCCCGCACAGACTCCAGCTTCTTGACCTGCACCGCAGCGCCATCGAGCACCGCCTGCTCGAGCGCCTGCTGCGAGGCCGTCACCTGCTCCACGAGGTCCCGCGCCGCCTTCAGCTGCGCCGCCATGGCGGTGAGGCCGGCGGAGACCGCAGGATCGAAGGTCGCCCAGTCCACCCCGCCCGGCTCCACCGTGTCGGTGATGATCGCCTTCTTCACCACGTGGTTCGGGTCGGAGGTCACCGGCGCCGGCGTCTGCACGGTCGTGTAGCGCGGCGGCGTGGTGACGAGGTCCGCCTCGAACTCGTAGTCCGTCTCGGCCTGGATGCCGGAATCGACTTTGCCGGGACCGCCGGCGGCCAGCGTGTCCGTCGTGTCGAAGCGCTGCTGCGACCAGTCGGTGGCACCCACCGGCCGGTAGCGGACGATGACGGCATCCACCGCCAGGTCGGCGATCGGCGTCCAGGAGCAGAGGAAAACGGGGAGCTTCTGGCCGCCCTCGCCGACATCGTAGCTGGCCGCTACGGCGAAGCCGGCGACGGTCGCCAGCCGCTCCGCCGCCGAGGGCAGGTCGGCCGCCACCAGCGGGTCGAGCTGGTCCGCCTCCGGATCCCAGTCCCAGATGTCGGGCGAGGTCTCGACGAGACCCCAGGACAGCGTCAGGTCGCGCTGCTTCTTCCACTGCTGGATGTGGAACTCTCTGGGCTCGCCACCGTGATAGGTGGAGGCCCAGGTGACGGTGTCCATGGTCTCGGCGTCGCGCAGCCGCGGCGGCACGGCGACGGTGGCGGTCGCCTGCAGGCGCATGCGCCGGCGGGCGATCTCCATCAGGTGCTGCGCCTGCGTCTGGCTCGGCACCTGCGAGAGGGTGAGTGTCATGGTCAGCCGCTCGCCGCCGTCGATCGCCTCGTCCTCCGAGGAGGTGCGCAGGGGCAGATCCTGCAGCTCGAAAGCATTCCAGGGATCGGCGAACTTGCCGGCCACGGCATTGTAGCGGTCGGAGCGCGGCTTCTTTGCCTTGTAGCGGCGCGGGCCCTTCACCAGGTCGGCGTCGGTGATGGCCACCACCGGCGTCTGCGGCCCGCCGGCGGTGAGACGATAGGTGCCGCCACGCTCGGTCTCCCAGCCGGCCATGGCATCATAGAAGATCTGCAGGTTGTCGCGGTGGGTGCGCTCGTTGGTGATGACCGCCGCGATGCGCCACATCGGCTCTTCCTCGTCGTCGAGGAGCGGGCGCGGCGTGTCGCAGAGGTTCGCCGCGGCGATGCGGCTGTCCATGCGGATCCGGGCGATGGGCGTGCCGATGCCCATCATCTTCACGCCGCCGATGTAGACGCCGAGGCGGTAGTCGGTCGCGGCGAGAGCGACATTGTCGCTCCACTCCCAGGTCGCCTTGTCGGCGCGGGAATGGCTGCCAGTGCCGCCATAGGTCGTGTCCTTGCGCGGATCCCAGAGGCGCCGGCCGCGGACGATGAACTCGATCTGCGGATTGGCCGAGAGGTTCTTGTTGGAATCCGGCTCGATGTCGACGATGGCGTAGCAGACGCCGCCGCCCTTGTGGTCGGCAGTCCAGAACTTGTTGCCCTGGGCATCGGAGCCGGACTGGGCGACGAGCGTCGCATCGGCGTTCTGCACCGGGCGCCCGTCATAGAACTTCACCTTGACGTTGTTGCCGTATTCCTTGGTGGTCACCCAGCCCGAGCCGTCGGCGCCGGCTGACTGGAGGCCGGGGGTCCAGGGCGGGTCGCCGAGATGGGTGCCGTCGCCGCCGGGGTCGGTATCGCCAAGGATACCGCCCTGGAACTGCTTGCCGGCATTGGACCACTGCCCGTCGATGCCGTTGAAGCGACAGCGCTCGCCGTCGATGACGATGGCCTCCATGGCATCGTGCCAGTCGATGCCGATGAGGCGGACATGCAGCACCCGGCGGCCGGTCTGCACCGGCGGCATAATGCCCCCTTGCAGCTTCTGCCGGCCATAGACGCAAAACATCGGCACGTTGGCACCGGCCTTGGCCTCGAACTCCTGCCCCGGCGGGCGCTGGCGCGGCGTGAGCAGCCGCTGCAGCGCATACATGCCGGCGGCAAGGCCGATGCCGACGATCGCCTGCGCCGCGACCAGCGGAATGCCGGCAGCGACGAGGACAGACGAGAGAGCCGCGACGATGGGTGCAAGGATCATGGATCAGACGCGGAAGGCCCGGGTCAGCAGGTGCCGCGGCGCGGTGACCGACAGGCCATCGGCGCGGACGATGGCGAGGGTCTCGCCGATGACGATGCAGCCGGCCGGCCCGTCCGGACCCGCGACCGTGCCGACATCGCCCTGGCGGGCGAAGGCCGGCGGAATCTCCTCGAGCACGGCGGCGAGCACCGCGCCGACATCGGCGAAGCCGTGACGCGCCATGACGCGGCGGGCGGAGGCCTCATCGGTCCAGCCGGAGGGCCAGGCGCTGGCGTCGGCGGCGGTGAGAGCCACCACCATGTCGCGGCAGAGGGTGACGCAGTCTAGCCGTCCCCAGCCCGGCTGGAGTGACCGGAGCCGCGCCATCTCCTCCCGGAAGGCCGGCAGCCAGACGCGCTTGCGCGGCGGGGCTCGCAACAGGGAGGCCTTGGCGACACCGTCGGGCTTCCGACGCGATCGCGCCCTCGGCTTGCGCGGGCGCGATGCGTCCACGAGGGAACTCATCTTCCAACCTTGATCTTGATCGACTTGGTGACCGCGACGCTGTCGAAGAAGGCGTCACCGGGATTGGCGGAGCGGAACAGGGCCGGCGAGAAGGTGGCGGTTTCCTTGCGGCCGTGGTCGAAGGAATCGCTCTCCAGGGTCATCACGGCGGAGACTTCGCCCTTGGCGGTGTCGCGTTCGTGCTCGACCGGGCCGCACTTGCCGGACCATTCCGGGGTCACGTCCACCACCCGCCCCTCGGCATCGAGCAGGGCGAAGTAGAGAGTCACGGGCCGGCCGATATAGGCGATCGTTTCAATGCGAGCGAAGGTGTCGGCCGCGTCGGGAATGGCGCGGTCGGCCAGGGTGCGGATGCCGACCGAGAGCTGCTGGGCGAGGCCCTGCGAGTAGCTGACGACGTCAAGCTCGAGCACGCCGCCGGGACGATAGGTCAATCCCTCGAAGGTGGTGTCGACAGAGCCCGACCAGAAACCGACGGGGCCGCCATCGGCCACGTCGAAGTCGAAGCGCAGCATCCAGCGCTCGCCGACCCGTTCGGCGCGCAGGGCATTGAGGACGTCGGTGGAGAGGCCGCGGGCCATGGGGTTTCCGGAGAAGTTGTCAGGGGGGAGCTGCGACGCCGTCACGCCATCGGCTTGCGCGGGCGGGACGGCGCGACCTCACAGCTCCGCGAGGACCCTGTTGATGGAGACCGCCTTGAAGGCGATCTCGCCGTGAATGGAGAGGACGTGCTCGAAGGATCCGGGCCGCAGGTGGAAGAGCTGCAGCGGTCGGTCGAGCGAGACGGAGACGCCGGAGGCGGTGGCGAGCAGGATGCGCGGGATGACCGAGACGGTGGCAGCGCCGCCGCCACTGGCCGTCACGTCGGCGACGATTTCGTGGACGGTGCGCACGCCGGAGGTTGTGACGATGCCGAGGCGGTCGCCCGCCGAGAGCTGGTAGCCAGCGCCGAGGCCGGCTAGCGGCACCAGCCGCGGCGGATCCTGCGGCAGGGCGGCAGAGAGCGTCGGGGTGGGCGGCGTGACGGTTGCCTGGTCATAGGCGCGCGGGCGCCGGGTGCGCGGATCGAAGCCGAGGAAGCGGCCGGCGTGAAGGGTGCGCACCCGCTGCACCCAGCCCTTCAGCACCATGTAGTCGTCATAGTCGAGGCCGGAGACACGGACGGAGAGCGTCCAGCGCGGGTCGACCAGCTCGGCCTCGACTCCGGCGCCGTCGTCGCTGGCCGAGAACTCACCGACATTCGGCACCTCCATCAGGGCCTCGTCATAGAGGGCGAGCGGCAGGACCGGCAGGCCGTCGACATCAGCCTGGAGCGTGACGTGGGCCATCACATTCCCTTCGAATAGGGCATGACCTCGATGCCGTGGCGATCGGCATCCTGGACGGTCGGGACAATGCGGCCAGCCACCTCCGCGTCGCGGCGCTCGACCTCGGCGATGATCGTGGCGCGGTCGGCGGCCGTGACATTGTTGAAGTGATAGGTGTTGGCCATGGTGACGCCGCCGGAGCGGGCCTGCAGGGCCTGCATGGCGGCATCGCCCATGGCGAGCGACTGGGCCACGGCGCTGCGCTGGTTGCGGGTGAGCATCTCTTCGCCGATCTGACCGATGATCGGCAGCTCGTCCGGTCGCAGCCCGCCGCCGCCGTGGAAGCGGGGGGCGCCGGCGAAGACGCCGGGGGAGGCGGAGCCCGGCGTGCCGTGGGTGCCGAGAACGCCGCCGGCATGAAAGAACATGAAGGGCGAGAGCGTCGCCGGAGCCGCTGCGGCGCCCATGCCGAAGAGGCCGCCGAGCATGCCGAAGAGCCCGCCGCCGGCCATGCCGCCACCCGCCATGCCGGCAGCGCCCATGCCGCCGCCCAGCATGCCGAAGAGGCCGCCGACGGTGGAGCCGCCGCCGGCCGCCGGGGCGAGGCCGAGGATGCCGGCGAGAGGGCCCTGCCCGAGCAGCGCCGCCATGAGCAGCGCATCGGCGAGCTTCTTGACCAGGTTCATCACCGCTTCCTGGGCATTCTTGCCGCCGGAGATGATGTCGGAGAGGAAGCCGGAGGTGAGTGTGCCGGAGAACTGGACCGCGTCGTTGTAGGCCTTCTGTGCTGCCTCGGCCGCCTTGATGGCATCCTTCAGCCGACCCTGCGCCTCGGCGAGTGCGAGGATCTTCTGGCGCTGCTCTTCGGTGAGCGTGCCGCCGGTGCGGCGGGCCTCGGCCTCAGCCTTGGCGATGGCCAGGGCCTTCTCCTTCTCGACCGTCGACTTGCCGATCGTCGCCAGCTCGGCCTTCAGCACCTCGTTGGATTTCTCCATGGCGTTGATGAGCCGCTCATAGGCCGTGGCCCATTCATCGGTCTTCTCCGCCGAAGTACCAGAGGCGCGCGGCGTCGAGCCCGCTCCGGCCGAAGCCGGCCGCGCATTGGGCACCGGCGCATTGAATGAGGTGGCGGGCGGCGGCGTGCCGCCATAGCCGAAGTCGACCGGAGCCTCCGGCACGTCGGAGGCCTCGCGGCGGGCGACGCGCCCCTGCGCATCGCGCAGCTGCTGTTCGAGGCCACGGCGCTGCAGCGGCGACAGGCCGGCATCGCGCAGGCGGGTTTCGAGCGCGGTGATCGACTGGGCGTCGGTGGCGGCGATGGCGCCTGCCGTCGTGCCGGGCACCAGGCTGGCGAGCTGGCGCATGAGGCGCACGGCCTCACCAACGACGCCGACGACCTTGGTGAACTGCTCGGCGGTCCATGCCGCGCCGTTGCCGATGGCCAGCGCCAGGCGGGCGCACTCGTCGAGGATCGGCCGGAGGTTCTTCGACAGCTCTTCGGTGTTGGCCTCCCAGCGGCGCTTGAGTTCGTCGGCGCGGGCGATGAGCTCAGGCGAGACGAGCGAGCCGTCGCGCAGGCCGGAGGCGGCCGTCTTCTCGACCTCCGCGAGGAAGCCGGAGAAAGAGGCCCGGCCCTGCTCCACCCGCTCGGCGAGATTGTCGAGGCCGAGCTGACGCGCGAGATCGATGGCCGCGAGGCGCTGCCCGGCGCCTTCCATGTCGCGCAGCGCGACGAGGACGGCACGGATCCGCTCCTCGGCGTTCTGGGCATTGGCGAAGAGGGTGGGCGACTCCGACAGGCCGAAGTCGTTGGTGCCGCGGAAGCGCGCCTGCAGGAGGTCGCCGGTGCGGTTGGAAACACCGCTGGCGCGGTCGGCATCGAACTTGTCGCGCGTCGCCTTCTCCAGCGCGGCGAGATCGCTCTCCAGCTGCTTCGTCTCGAGGCGCAGCTGCCGGGAGCCGTCGACGAAGGCCTGGAAGAAGGTGGTGCCGAGGTTGGAGGCCGCCGCCTTCTCGGCGAGCTTCTGGAATTTCTCCAGCTCGACCGCCCCGGCAGCCGCCGCGGCCGTGAAGGCGGCGAAGGCCGCCACCGCCGCATATTGCATGGCGGTGAGCGAGGCGGCGGCTTTCAGCGCGGTGACGGCCATGCCACCCAGCGACAGATTGCTGGACTGATGGGCTGCGATCGCCGAGGCCGAGACGGAGGCCATGGAGGTGGCGACCGTGGTGCCGAGCGCCACCACCGCCCTGCGGGCGGACTCGGTGTCGGACTTGAAGCGCAGGACGATGGGCTGGGCCATGGTCGCTCAGGACTCCCTCGCCTTCAGGAGGCGGGCGATGTCGGCAGGGGGCGGCGGGGGTGCAGGCGGCGCGCCGCCCTTGCCGGGTGCGGCATGGGCGCGGGCGTAGGCGTCCTGCATCATGAGGAACTGCGGCAGGGTGAGGCTTCGCACCTCGGAGGGCGCGAGGCCCATGAACATGCCGGAGGTCAGGGCCCAGGTGATGTCGCCGGGCCCGACGGCTTGCGAGCGCGAGGGCGCCTTGCCGCCGGGCCTTCGGATTTTTTTAGGGCGTCATCCACCCCGAAGGCGTAGGCGCTCATGATCGCCACGGCGAGGCCGAGGTGCTCGAGGATGGGCCGGCCGTCGATCGCCTCCATCACCCACTCGGTGGCCTCGGCATCGGTGGCGCCGCCGCCGATGAGGCCCAGCCGAACCGTCTCCCGGATGTCGGCATGGCGGAAGACGGGGTCCGGCATGCCGGTGATGGGGTTGAAGCCCCGGCCCTGGAGTCGGCCGAGGATCGCGCCCATACCGGCGCCGCAGGCCCGTTCGAGCCGCTCGATGATGCCGAGCGGCGCGACGTCGAAGGCGCGCTCCCGGCCGGCGAATGGCCTGACGATGCGTGTCGAGGTCATCAGGCGGCGGCCGTCCAGACCGGCTCATCCTCACCGCGGACGGTGGCCGTCCAGGTGACGACACCCTCGTTGGGCATCGATTCGTTGAAGTTCTCGACATAGGCGAAGAAGACGTCTGCGCCGCCACCGTTGGCGGCCGAGAGATCGATCTTGCGCTGCAATTCGATCTTGGCCCCCGTGCGGATCGCCGCCTTGAACGCACGGTACATGGCGTTGGACTGGGCGGCGTGACCGGTCATGGGCACGTTGAAAACATAGGCGCCCGGCGTCGACTTGCGCACCGGCTTGGCGGCAGGATCGGCGCAGTTGCGAACCATACGCTCCGAGAAGTTCCGAGTTTCGTTGAACTCGAAGGTCTCGACATAGCACATGAACTTGAAGCGCCCGGCGCCTTCGGTGCCATCCGACAGGAAGAGCTGGTGCAGTTCGGTCTCAATGAGAGTGTTGGCGGTCATGCGGCCCTCCGTTGGGTTTGGCGAGATCACGCGAGCGGGCGGGAGACCGTCAGCTCGAACTGGATGAAGGCGTGGTTGAAGGCCTGGAGCCGGTCGGCGGCATCGCCGGCGCGCTGCTCCCTGAGGCGCGTCTCGGCGGCATAGGGATCGGCCAGCGCGAGGGTCTGGCCATCGAGGGCATCGCGCAGCTTCTGGAGCCAGCGCCAGGCATCCTCGCGGCCGGAGGCCTTGGACATGAGGTGCAGGCGGAAGGACACCTGCCAGACCTTGCCGCAGCGGTTGCCGTGCTGGCGCTGCGAGCCGACGACGCCGAGGGCGGCGAGAGGCGTGCGCAGCTCGCCATCCGCCGGAACGTAGTCATAGAAGGCGAGCGGGGCGAGCGCCGACTTCGCGAGGGCGGCGACGGCGGCGCCCACCGCCTCTTCCGGCGACAGGCTCATGATGCGGCCCTCCCGCGGCGGGCGGGCGCAGGCGGCGGCGGATCCTCGGTGATCGGCTCGAGCACGCCGGCGGCGAGAAGCCGCTCGACATGATCGGGCGGATCCACCGTGTCGTCGACGATCTGCCCGGCCTCATAGAGGAAGGAGGCCTTCAGCTCGTAGCCGCTCATGACGCGGTTTTCGGTGACGCGGTAGCGCATGGATCACCCTGCGTTGAACTCGGCGGCGGCCGTATCGAGGATCTGGTCCATGTCGCGACCCCAGGCGGCGAACCTCTCCGCCGCCGAATCCCAGAAGTAGGGCTGCGCCTCGGTGTCGTCGGTGCCGCGCTCGACGAACCATGCGTAATCGTCACTGTCGCCCGAGGTGAGCCGGCGGACGGCCGAGGCGGTGATGACGATCTCGTCGCCCTCGCGCCGCCAGTCGGTGCCGCGCTCGAGGGTGAAGGTGTCGTCTGGCCCGCGCTCGCGCTGCAGGGCGACGATTTCCTTCGCCAGCCGCTCGTCACCGCCACTGGCGAGGGTGACGATGCTCGACCAGACCTTTTTCAGGCCGGTGAGCGTTTCGATGACGCCCAGCACCCCGGCGGCTGCCGTGGCTGCCGGAATGCTGGGGGCCGCGAAGAGCAGCGCCCGGGCCGCGAGGCCGTAGATCGCCATTACGCGCTGTCGCCGATCAGGATGATGGAATAGCCGACGGCCGAGCCCGAGCCGCCATTGGCGATGCGCAGGATGTCGGCCGTGGTGGCGGTGACGGGCCAGCCGGCTGCGCTGCGGTTGGTGACCAGCAGCACCTCGCCGGCCTTCAGCTTCACCTTGTCGGAGGCATCGGCGAAGGGACCAAGGAAGGAGGCGGTGTCGTGGCCACCGACGACGACGTCGTTGACGTTGGCGGCGTCGGCCTCGATGTAGATCGCCTTGATGCCGGCGAAGGTCACCGCGGCGCCGAGCGGATCGACGAGCGAGCCGGCGAGGTCGATGTCGTCGTTGGACGAGGCGGGGATCGACCGGGTGTCGGAGAAGACCTTGTCGGCCTGGCCGGCGCCGGTGCCGGAGGTGAAGCCCAGCGCCTTGCGCTTGGAGAAGGACGCGGCGACGGCGGCGATGTCGTTGGACCCGGTGTAGCTGCCGAGAATCTGCACGGCGATGTCGAGCTGCGCGCCCATGGCGGCCTCCTGGTGGTTGAGAAGCGGGAACGGATGGCGGGTGTCAGGCGTCGTCGGCGGGCGAGGGCCGCGCCTCGCGGACGCAGTAGAGCGTGCGGCGGCCGATCTGCCGGTTGGCAGGCTCGATCGACGTGATGCGGTACCAGTCGCCGGAGCGGGCCGGGTAGACGAGGCGGTCCTCGATCGTCAGCTGATCGACGATGCCGCCGGTGCGCAGGGTGACGATGAGGTCGCAGCGGTCCACCGGCACCTGGCCTTCCAGCGCCGTGGTGCCGCGATCCGGCCGGACCGAGGCCCAGCGCTCGTCGATGCAGATCCTCACCCCGACCTTGCGGCCCATCGCCCCCTCGGCCTCATAGGCCCGGTGGAACGAGACGCGGGAGGAGAGCAGGCCGATGATGTCGGGCATCAGACGGTCACGCGGCGATAGGGACGGATCAGCACGTCCAGGACGGCAGGAGGGCCGCCCTGGTTGGAGCCGCCGCGGTTGTCATAGAGGTGACCGACAAGGATGAGGATGGCCGTGCGGATCGGCAGCGGCACCGCAGCGGCGGCGCCGTAGCCCGCGACGAAATCCACCGCCACCTTGGCGTTGCCGGAAGGCACCGTCGGCCAGGACTGCCCGTCCTTGCGGGTGACGTAGGATCCGGCGGCATCGTGCAGCAGCTCGTAGACGCTGGCCGAGACGGCGTCCCCGCCAGAGATGATCGCGGAGATCGCCGATGCCGGCATGGGCAGGCGGATCGGATCGCAGAACCGGTCCAGCTTCAGCCGCCAGGTCTGGGTGACGAGGCAACGGCCGAGCACGCCGGTCCAGCCGTCGAAATGCGCCGTCGCGGTCTCGATGAGGCCGTCGATCAGTGCATCATCCTCGTCGGTCTCGATGCGCAGGTGGGCCTTGGCCTCGCCGCGCGTGACCGGCTGGGCTTCGGGCCCAGCCACTCTTTCCGGGGCATACATGGATCAGGTCGCCGAGGGCGGCGTCGTGACGGGGTTCGCCGTGGCAGGCGGCGGCGTCTCTTCCGCCTTGGCCTTCGACATATCCTTCGCCCACTTCTCGGCGAGCGCGACGGCGGCGAGGGAGCCGCTGACGATGTCGCCGGGATTGAACTGGCGCGGATGCACTTCGCCGTCGGGCACGCCCTTGAACGGCTTGATGACCTTGATGGTCATGGGTCTCTCCTCTGGCATGGCGCGGGACGGATGGACCGTCCCGACCTTGCGGTTTCATGGGTGATGAGGGATCAGGCCTGGTCGGCGGCGGGCTGGATGGAGAGCGCGCCCTTCACCACGGTCGCGGCGATGGGCGTGCCGCTGCCGTGGGTGCCGGAAAAGTCCGCGAGGAGCTTCAGGTAGCGCTTGCCGCCGATGTAGCCGTAGCGATAGGCCGCCGCGGCGGCATGGGCCGCGACGAGCGACTTGATGATACCGCCGGAGGCGACAGTGACGCCGAGCATGTCGGCGGTCTCGACGTCCTCGTAGGTCGAGTCGTCGTCCGAGTGCGTGAGCTTGAACTCGATCTTGTTGGTGCCGGAGAAGGTGATGCCGCCGGCACCGACCTGCAGGATAATCTCGGCCGCATCGGCGCCCTTGAGATCGACGGCCGCCGGCGTGTTGTCGGCGGAGAGGGTGGCGGCGCCGATCAGGACGGCGAGCGACACTCCGGAGTGAAGGTCCTTCATGGGACGGTTCCTTGTGGAAGCGGTGGAGGGCGGCTGGGAGCTCAGCCAGGCGAAGTCATGGAACAGGCGGGCGGGAGATCGTCCCGCCCGCGCTCATCCTCAGGTCGAGCACTTCAGCAGCTTGATGGCCTCGAAGTTCTGGACGCCGCCGCCCACGCGCTTGGTCGTGTAGAAGTGGACGTAGGGCTTGTTGGTGTAGGGGTCGCGCAGGACGCGGATGCCGATGCGGTCGACGATCAGGTAGCCGCGGCGGAAGTCGCCGAAGGCCACCGGGAAGGCATTGGCGCCGACGTCCGGCATGTTGTCGTCATCGGCGATCGGGTAGCCGATGAAGGTCGCGGGCTGGCCCTGCTCCGCCGAGGGCTGCCACAGATAGTTGTCGTTGCCGTCCTTGAACTTGCGCACCTTGCCCTGGACCGTGCGGTTCATGAGGAAGGAGGCGTTCTGGCGGTAGCCCTGCTTGATCCCGTAGACGAGATCGATGAAGGCGTCGGCCGGATCGGTCGTGGCGAAGTCCGCAGCAGCACCGGTGACGATGAAGCCGAGCTTGCCCCAGGCGTAGGAGGCGTTGGCCACGGTGTCATAGGCCAGCAGGCCGCGGGGCCGGTTGACGCCGCTGCCGGAGATAAAGGCCCCGGCCTCCTGCTCGGCGAAGGTGATCGCCACCTCGTCGGCGAGCCAGGCGCCGAGATCGATGGCGGCATCGTCGAGCACGGTCTGGGTCGCCGCCGGGTTGGCGTAAAGTTCCATGACCGGATACTCCAGCTGCGCAAGCTCGGGGGTGCCCGTCTGGGGGCGCTGGCCGGTCTCGCCGACCCAGCCGGAGCCGGCACCGCCGAGATTGACGAGCTTCTTGTAGCTCTTCGACGAGACCTGCCGGATGGTCGCGAGCTGGCGCATGGCCGAGACGGTCGCCAGGACACGGTCGATCGTCTGCTCCTGCTGCACCGGCACGACATAACCGCCGTCCGGATCCGACTGGGTCTGCAGCGAGGCCTTGACCTCGAGGTCGCGCAGGCCGTTGTCCACACCCATGCGGAAGAAGCGGTCGAAAGCCGTCGCATGGGCGCGCTGGTCGGCCGTCAGCGCCTGGGCGCCGCCACCGCCACCGAGCCGGGCTGCGGCCACCGAGGCGTTCATCTCGTCCATCGCCGCCTGAAGCTTGGTGATCTCGGCGTTGATGCGATCGACCTTCTCGGTCTGGACGACATCGCCCATCGCCTTCTTCACATCGGCCATCTCTTTCGAGTGCTCGGACTTGAAGGCCTCGAAGGCGCGATTCAGCTCGGCGATGATCTGGGCCGGCGTCTGGTCGGCCCGGACGGCGACGAGGCCGCGGGGCCGGGAGGCGACGACGGGCATGAGTGCGCCCGCCTGGACGAGACCGGCGACGCCGGCGGGAAGATCGGCGGGAAGCGTTGCCAGCAGGCAGACGCAGAGCAGGGCGGCCGCGCCCAGCGCGGCCACGACGTAAGAGCGCTTCATCGGAAGCTCCTTCAGGTTTTCAGGGTGGCGATCAGCTGCCGAACGGCAGCGAGATCGAGAGGGTCGCCTGCATCACGCGTGGCATGGCCGCCTGCATCGCGCTGAGCGGCCATCATCTGGGAGAGCATGTCGGTCCGCGCCTGCCGGCTGTAGCCGGCGCGGGCGAGGGCCGCCTCGGTCTGGCGGCGGGCCATCAACCCGCGGTCAGTCTTGTTGGACGGTTCCGCGGCGGGAGCCACGAGGGCCTCGTCGACGGAATCGGCAAAGCCGTTCGCGACCGCCTCGGACGGCGCCATCCAGGCTTCGGCGTCCATGAGCGCCTCGATGTCGGCGCGCTTCATGCCGGAGCGCGCCTCGTAGACGTCGGCGATCGCCGCATCGAACTGCTCGAA